ACAGGGTTTGAAGTCGCATAAAACGGCTTACCTTGACCAATAAAAGTATTAAAACTGCCATCAACGTTGAAATACGCTTGAACTGGCAGTAAATTCTGTACCGCAGAATTTGATGGTGTAGTCATACCAAACCTTATGAATATTGAATACGAATAGCATTGACATTAACACCAGTAACGCTAGGTAATGCGCTAGTTTTTAAAACCACATTGGTGCTATTTGAATAAATCCAATAACGTGTTTGTTCGCCAGCTTGACGATAAACGGCATTTGCATAAACAATTTGTGTTTGCTGACCATTGGCTAATTGATAAGACTTTCCTGAATTAGCATTTACTACAAAGCCTGAACCTAAGTTCTTTTCTGCATAAATATAAACAAATTGTGAAGCGCCAGTTGCTTGTGCATTTACTACTAATGACAATGAGTAACTACCGGCATATTGAAATGTAAAAATACCAGTTGTTGAATCATAAGTAATGCCACTATTGCCGGCCAATGTTGTTGCTGGTGCTAATAATGCTGGTGTTGCAGTTAACGCAATAGAAGCAGAAGAATCATAAACTTCAATGTGTGGCTGATTTGTTAATGTTCCAAAGCTTATTGGGGGGCTAAGATATTGGCCACCTTGACCAACCAAGCCCAAGCAGTTGCCGTTTACATCATATTGTGCTTGTACTGGCAGTAAATTTGTTACTGAACTATTAGCAACGCCTGGGTTTGACATGGTTATTTCCTTAGTTTTGGTCAACCATTGGCATTACGTACAAAGTTCCTGAAGTACCAATAGTGGTAATTGAGAAAATCTGTGGTACTGCAATAACGGTTGGTTGTGACATTGATACGCCTAAAACAAACGATTGGCTAGAATTACCGCCAGTAGGCAATACTGCGGCCGGTGCAGAACCAGTACCCTGAACAACTGGAGTAATGGTAATAGCAACCGGTGTAGAAGCAGTATTTAAGAAACCGCACCAGTTAACTTGGTCGTTTCCAGCCGGGGTAATAGTAACTGCCGTTGACGATGAACCGCTAACGGTAATAGCCGTTGTAGGGCCAACAAAACGATAAGCCGATACGTTAGCCATGATTAAACCGCCGTTACTGGTGCTGGACCTTCAAGACGTGTAATCGCAATTGTGTATGCGCCGCTTGATGGAACAACAGAAGCACTAGAAGTTAAATTACCAAATTGAATTGATAGAATACCGGCAGTTAAACAATCAGCTTCAGCGATTACAACACCGGCAGTTTGTGCGCCGTTATAACCAATAACAGTCACAATATCAGTAGTTTGTAAGCCAGGTAAGCTATAAGTTACAGTAGTAGTTGTGTTAGCGGCCAAAGTATTGGAAGCATTGCTCAATACTGGCTGAATATAAAAAGTTTCGTGTGAATTACCACGGGTAATAGTAGTAGATGACATGATTTTTCCTTTAAATGAGGATAATTAATTATAAGTCTAAATAGAAAAAAAGCCACCCTTTTTGGGGGCGGCCTTTCCTTTACTTCTTACTTAATTAAGCCCCAATAGGGTTAGTTAAGTTGTAGTTGCTAAAGTCGTAACCGTAAACATAAACGTCACAAGTAGCGGCCGCGCCTTGGGCGGTAGTTACACGGAAATATACGTTTTGTGTTGATTGAGTAGCAGTAGAAGCTACTGTCAATTGGTTAACAACTGTTGCACCAGTATTGCCTGAAAGCGCAGTAGAAGCCGCAACAATAGCAGTACCTTGTGCGTTAGCCGCTGGGTAAACTGCCGCAACTGCCGTTGTCAAGCTTGTAGAAGCATTGGTAACGATAAAGTTGCTAACAGAAAAGTTAGTTGTGTTTTGGATAGGGATTGCGTTATCGCCAGTAGCGTTAACGTTTACACCAGTCAATACACCTAACAAACGGATAGCTTGGTTAGAAGCTAGATTTGATGGGTGAATCGTTTGGGTTGATGCTGGTCCTGGATTGCTCATGATTTTATTCCTTAAATATGGTTGAAATGCCAGGGTGTTACCCCCGGCTATTTAATGCTTACGATGCTACGCGGCAAGCAAGTTCAGGGTACAAAGGCGCCCAGCCATACAACACATCCAAACGAGTAGGAATACTATCGTTATTTATGGTGTATTGCCTAACCACACGAAGTGACAAGCCAATTTCTTTATCAGAAGCGCGCCCCGCGAAATGGACCCCTTCCGGCAATTCTAAATCTGCGACCGCAAGGCAAAAAGCATTGCGGTGCATGATGATGTTTTGTGAAGAAGTTGTACCAGTATTGTTAAATGGAGTAACAGTCTGTGAACCAGTTGAAGTTACGCTAACGTTTTGGAACTGACCAGCAGTAATAACGGCTGGGGAAACAGTCACGGAAGCAGTACCACCTGAACTGATAGATACAGGAGCAGTTACAACGAATGAACGTAGTTTGCCTGAACCATAAGCTTGACGGTTTTGTGGGTTAACTGCATATACGCCAGCGATAGTGAATGTATCACCTTGGTTCAATGTTGCGGCCGCACTTGTAGCACCAATAGTGATGGTAGAAGTTTGTGCCCAACCTGAAGTCAAGAATCCAGTTGCAGTTGTAACGTTGCAAGACAATGTAGCACCGGAGTAGCTACCGAATGTTTGTGCCTGAACGTTTTGGTCCATCTTCCAGTTCATGCCGCCGGAATCACGACCCATAAGGCCTTTACGATACTGTTCGCCAATTGCTTCTTGTGGAACGAACAAACCTTTCAAGCTATCAACAATAGTTGCTGAAGTGAATGGCTCAACGATGCAAGAACGGCGACCGTCACGTGGCGCACCTTCAGAATCAAGGTAAGCGGCCGCAGTCAGGTAAGTAATCAAACCAGTTGGAGCAGTACCAGCAGTACCAACGATGTTTGCAGTATTGTTCTTAGCCATCAATAGACCATCACGGTCGATTTTGTTAGCAATAGTTGCTACGGCTGGTTTCAATACGCGGTCGCTGAACATATCCAAAGACAATGCCAAATCTTGCGTTGTGAACTGGGTCGCAACTTGGAATTGAGTTGTCAATGTTACTGGTACAGAAGTTTCGTTAAAATCCTCGACCGAGAGGGCGGGACCTGTCGCACCTACGAAGCGTCCAGGACGTCTTACGTTAACGGTTGCGCCAATTTTACCGCCGACTACTGCGAACTGGTCGTCATAGTTACGGTCAACTTCTGAAGTGAATGTTAGTTCGTTTTCCAAAACCATCAACGCTTCGTTGGTGATTTTGCTAATGGTTAATAAATTATTTGCCATGATGCAAGTTCCTTAAATGTAAATTAAATTTTTACCTTAACGAATCTTTCCTGTCTTGCGGCCTGCTTTCCAAGCTTGATAGTCGATTTGTTCGCCATCTGTATATACGCTTTGACTGCCTGTCCCACGAATCGGATTAATCGGTTTCGGTGCATTTGACTTCACCGCAACAGGCTTACTTGTAGCTGGTTCTTCGGCTTTCGCTTCAAACTTCGCTTCTAACTTCCCAATCAGCTTTAACGCACTAGCGGTAGATAGTCCGGCAATCTTGGCGCCCAATTCATCATCTGAAGCAAGTTCATACAGAATCCTAGGACCAACATCACTTTCCAAAATCGCATCACGCACTTCATTGCTTACTGCAACTGTTGATGATGCAACCATATCTTCGTAATCGGGTAATTCAGCTTTAACTGAATCAAGCTTTTGTTGCCAGGTTTGTAATACTGCCTGTTGTTTAGCTTGTTCTTGTTGTTGCCTTACTTCCCTATCACGTCTTGCTACTGCTTCATTTGCTGACCATTCGGCTAACGCTTCAGCGTATTTAAACGCATCCGGAAAGTCGTCAGGTTGTGGCTTTGTATTGGCAGTTTGCGTTTGTGGCGCTGGTTGTTGCCCTTCTAAAGCCGCTAAACGTACTTCCAAACTTTCCCTAGCTTCGCGTTCACGTGCCGCATTTTCTTCGGCCGCCTTACGTGCTTTGGTCAGTTCAGAAAAACGTTTTTCTAACTTGGGGTTAGATTTCGGTTCCTCTGTTACGGTCGCATTTTCTTCCGATGGGGCTTGTTCACTCTGACCTACTTCGGCCGCTGGCTCTACTGGAGTTTCCTCAACAGTAGCCGCAGTTGGGCTTTCTTCGGTAGCTAAACCTAGTTTCCCAGCATAAAAATCTGCTGAATTATCATTTGTTACAACGCTTGATGCCAAACGTTCTGTTACATTTGCTTCTGACATGGACTTCACTCCAAGAATTTGCCCGATGAACCCATCGGTAGGTTGTTTTAACTATACAACACTTTACTGCGGTTGTGCAACATTAGTTGGTTGCAAACTACCAGTTGCTTGATTTGCAAAACCATACTGTTCTTTATTCCGTGCTTCAATTTCTCTTTCAAGCTTTGCGGTGTCCATGTGATGCAAGATAAGTTCCATAAGGGCATCAATTTCCATCTTGTTTTGGCTAGTAACTGACCTGGTATTTTGGTCATTAACCTTGACTTGGGCGTTAAGCATGGCACGTCTATCTTCATGGCCTTGTTTAACTTCTTCAATATCCTGGCGTTGTTTGATGTACATCTGCAATTGCTGGTTTTGTTGACCCATTTGTTGCAACGCATCTTGCATTTGCTTGATTTGCATCTGAACTTGTGGCGGAATCTTGGATTGGTCGTCAATATTGGCCAATGGATTAATAGAAGCAAGACGGTCTGCAATGACTTCTGCGCCTGGGAAATCCATATTTCTAAATACCAAGTCACCAATCTGACCAAATAGGTTCGGATTAGCAGTCAGGGCTTGCATCATGGATTCCACGGCTTCCTGGCGTTTAGTGCTATATCCAGGGCCAGTTTCCATCACAATGTCGTATTCGCCAACGGTTACGTCATTCAAAACCTTATCAATGCCGCTTTCGTCTTTGCCTTGCTGGTTAATCGTGACAATCTTTGGCTTGCCATCATCACCAATAATCCGCATTACACGTTCTTTATCGTAAATTTTGGGAATTAAATCAAGAATAATGCGGCCAGTATGGGCAATTGAACGGGTCAAATTGTCGTAATAATGGTAATTAGTCATGTCAACTTGCATCTGTTGACCTTGTAATGCTTTACCGGATATTGGGCCTTGTGGCAGTTGTGATGGGTCAAAAATACCTACTACGGCCATCAAATCAGCATTAATTCCAGCGGCCGCGGCCATAATTCCGGCTGGCGGTTGCTCCGGTGCCTGGCGAATTGGGGGTGGTGCTGGTACGCCATCGGTATCTGTCTGCTTGTAACGCAGATAAGACATTGCTTTGGTATTAGCTTGTGCCCATTCGTTTTCGTGGCCTTCATCTTGACCTTCAGCCATAATCCATTTGGCTTTGGGCGCGAGGGCAACGCTTTCAGTAATGGATGTAACCCAAAAGTTGTACATACGTTGTGGGTCTTTGGCCATGCGAACCAAACCAAATTTCTTACGTTTGCCTTCAATAACCAATTGCTGACCATAAGTAGGCACGATTGGGATGTATTTACCAGCCCATTTGCCTTCTTCAAGGATTTGCATACCAGTTAGCTTGCACCAATGGATTTCTTTGCGCCATGAACTGCGGCGGCTTACTTCATAAATGCCGGCAGATTCTAAAACCTTTTCGCTTGGCATTTCATCTTCATAAACGTGGGTGCCATCGGACAATAGGATTAGGTCTGCATTAACAATCTTGGTATAAAAGTATTCAGCCAGGCGAATATCTTCCTTCATTACCCATTCAGCATCGCTATCACCAGTACCACGCTGGGTAAATCCTGAACCATCTTCGGCATCAGGGTACATGGCTCTAAAGTTTTCTTTAGGAATTACCGTTGTGATTAATACTTTTTCGGCATCTGAACCGTCAGGTAGCACCGAATTAGGGTCAAAATATACGGTAAATGGGTTGTCAATCGTATCAATACAGATTTCTTGGTCAAATGACCTTTCGTTCACATAACGTGTATTTACACGCCAAAAACCCCATCCCATACGAACTGCTGATTCATAAGCGGTGTCATAAGCATGGTCGGCATTGGATTGATTTTCAATGTGACGGCACATACCAGTAACAATGTCGGCTAACTGTTCGTCAGTTTCATTGTTCATCCCGTGGGCTTTCATCCTTGGGCGTTGCTGGCGTTGCTGATTGCATAGTTGACGGATATACGCATCAACTTTATTGATTGTTAAGCATGGGCGCGATTCCACGCTACGGCTATTTTGAATTTCTACTGGCCATTGGTCGCCACCGGCGAACTTTAGGTCATCTAATGCTTCTGAACGGTTATTAGTATCGGCATCTGCCGCAAAACGTAGGAATTGCTTTGCATCATCAATT